AAACCATAAAGGAATAGCCTGCCGAAGTCAGACTTGATGTGTCGGGTACGGCAAGAGATGTGAGGGAGGAGCAACCGCAGGCGTATGCATACATAAAGTAGGTGCCTACCGAAGTCAGGCTTGATGTATCTGGAACATCAAGAGAGGTGAGGGAAGAGTATCCGGAGGCGTAGAGATACATAAAGTAATCGCCCATTGTTCCGCTCAGTGCCGCTTTTTGAGAGATGGCAATTTCCGTCAGATTGGTTGATTGTCCATAAAAGGCGGGTGTAGTATAATTATTGCCTGATTTGTTCCAATCCAGTCCGACCTGCATTGTCGTTGATGAAACAGGAAATGTAGTACTGGTTCCCGATACCGATAATTCCGTCCACGAACCCGAAGTTCCTTCTCTGTAATAAACTGTACCGCTTGTAGCTGAAGAAGACCCTCGATAAAGGCTGATTTTGCATGTTCCAGAAGCCGCCGCAAATGTGAGGGTCTGTATTAAGTCATAATCCTGGGATGGATTGATTGTTGCCATAATACCACTTCAAGCCATATAAATACTTCACTTGTCGACTTTTATGCCTCCATCTTCAATCTGTTTTATTTTTGCTTGTGTTTCGGCGACCCTGTCTTCAAAGTGCTTAAGGTTGGATTTCAAAGTAGCCAAATGAATCTTGGCGTCAACAGTTTCAGTTTTAATTATTTTGACCTTATTTCCTGAGACCTCTAATTTTTCTTCCATAATTTACTCAACGTTCTATTATTTAAGCAACGATATGTAAATTCACTCCCCTTAGGCATTTTCCTTCACACCTTCCAATAGAATACTTCTCTCCATCTTAAAGAACGCTATTCTTTTTATATTCTCCCCCCCTGCTGTCGTCTGCCATCCTATACCGTACCCTTTGACCTCTTTACCCCTTTTTCCACCGAATATTCTCTTTTCTATTCTGCGGAAAGCTATCCATCTGAGTTTATGTTCTTTCGGGTCGAATCCTTCGGGAAGAACAATATTTACGGGGTTTCCGTCAATCGTAATTTCTCCCGACTTCATATCCACGCTGATTATTTCATTATTAATCTCAAGCTCGATTTGTCTCAACTTTTCGAGGTCTTTAAGCTTCTCATTGAATGCAGTAATATCTGAATCTCGAATCCGGTCAAAGCCATTGACTGTTTCAAATTTCGCCCTCCATTGTATTGGAAACACCATAATAAATGCAAAGATTAAAAAAAGAAATCCTGTTTAGGACTCGTCATAGTTTATCGTTACCGTAAGAGTTCCGATATCGCCCGGTGTGGTGGTGGTATCTGCAACTGAAAGCTGGAATACCATATAATCAGTCTTGTCTCCCGAGTTTGAAATTCCTCCACTCGGGGTTATATCTATTGCCTCTCCGGAGCTATCCCAGCCTGTTAGGGTGGTAGTGGCTACCGATGAGGAAGTATTTACAGGTGTGACTCCTGTGGCTGTTGTTCCCGCCTTAACATCGAGACCTGCATCTGAAAGTGAACCTGCCGACTTGTAGAATTTCACATTGGTGATTGCGTTAAATGTGCCTGTGAACTCAAGTCTCGCCCATCTCTCATAGGAGTATGCCGTTCCTGAACTCAACTTTGTGATTGGCTTGCTCATATAGTCAGTCCCACCAGTATCTACGGAGTCGTCATTCAGGAGGTTAAGGTTATCTGCATCACTCCCTGCGCTTGTCTCTGTTGCCGCATTTGTTCCGGTACAGATTATCAAATTGCAAGTTACCGCCATAACTAATCACTCTCAGGGTATTTATTCTTACCCTTCTCTTTCAGAAGTCCCTTATCAACAAGGTCTCTAATCTCCGGTGTGTCGTAGAACTCGGCTTCCTCCCCTTCTTTCAGGTTTCTGTTGCCGATACCTCCGATGTTTCCGAAATTCATATCTTGACAAGCCACAAGCGTAATCTTCTTAGGTAATGCACTCATAACTAATTAACTAATTAACTATTTAAATAAAAAATCAAAACTACTTTTTGTCCTCTCCTTTGGCATCGGGTGTTTTTACATCCGGCTTCTGAGGGGCTTTCTGTTCAGGGGCTTTAGGCACAGGGGTCAGACCGAGAGCAATGCCCTGTTCATAAGGCAACTCTACAATTTCACCAACCTCTATGTCAAGAAACTTGGACATCATCCCCAACAAAGGAGTAGTCCGAATTGTCTTCGGCTCTCTTGTGTTGTTCTGAAATCTCACCAAGTTAGATTCTCCTGCCATAGTCTACTATACGGAGTCACCAAACAGGTAGTAAACCCTTTTCTTGTCGTCTGTCGAACCGCCTACGGTGATAGTGGCAACGCCTGATGTGACGGATGTGGTTGGCTGTTCCTGAACTATCACGCTGTCTGTGGTTGTGTGAATGAAACCAATCACGCCCTCAAGAGTCTTCATTCCGTAATCTGCAAGAGTCACGGCAATGGTGTCCCCATCGTCAACGGTTGCGGCGGTTTCAATCTTTATGCAAACAACTCCGGGATTTGGTAAAACTTCCCTAATGGTACATCCAGATGATACATCTCCCATAATCTACACACCCAAGTATTTAAATATTTTGAAAAAAGAAAATCAAATCTTACTCCTTAATGACGGCGTTAAATGCGGTGTTCTTGCATATCAACGCTTCGTACATCTTGAGCATAAACTTCTCGCTGTCGTTGGTCTTTGCAAGTTCCTCGTAGGTCATATCCTGCAAGACCCTCATCTCGATAAAGTCCATATCCAAAACAAGGACAGTACCATAGCTCGATGAACCCTCAGCCAAGTACTGGCTTGGGATTATCGGGATTGGTCCCACCTGTGAATTATAGACGATGGTCGAGAAACCCCATAAAACTTCCTGTTGACTCTGCAAATAACCTATCTTTGCGTTCAGAAGTCCAAGAAGCGTTTTGTACGCACCCGGACTTGCGATTGCAAGGTTAGGTCTGCCTCCGTCAGCAAAGGCATAGCTTACTGCTGTGTCAAGGTCTGCCAAAGCGATAGCCGCACTCAGAGCTACTTTGTTGGTTGTACTCTGCAAGGTCAGTAGTCCGTCAAACTCAGTTGCGCTTGTAGAAGAGTTACCGTTTATGATTAGGTTCTCCTCCAACTCCCTCAAAGCTCTCGCCCTTAGAAGGATTTCAAACTGCTTGGCGGTTGGCGCTGATGCGTTCCCAAAGCTTGAACCCGGCAATCCAGTTCCTGAACTGTCGAATCCTTGTAGCATATAAGGAGGCATAGCCGCTTGTGCCTGACCTGTCACTCTACCAACAGAGTAAAGGAATTTGATTGCGGTTGAAGCTCGGTCTTTCGTGTCTGTGACTGCATCAAGAGCCGCATCTTCTCCTGCGGTTACTGCCGCACCCTTCGCTGTAATCTTGTTGTAGTCGGCGTACATCCCAATGTTGGTTACTCTTGGAATAATCTCAACAAGAGGGGTGTATTTCCTTGTAGTATCGACCACACGAGGGTCAACACTAACCGGAATCATTGCGTAACCGGCAGTACCAGCTCCACCAGCCGTAGTGGTAAGAGCTGACTTAAGCTGTGCTTCTCTTGACATCATAAACACGGACTTCAACTGAGGTCGAAGGTCAATACCGTGCCTCACATCAACATACCTTTGCTTTGTTCCTATGACCGTTAAAGGATTCTGAGCGCTAACATTTGAGAAGTCAGGTACTTCCGTTCCTACTTGTCCTGCTTCCATATTAACACAAATCCAAAGGGTTTAGGGTCGCTGATTTCGTCTCTACATTCTTAGGAGCATCTAAAACTGACTTAAGCTCAGGGGCTTCTTTCAGGGCTTTCAGTTCTGCTTTCACAGATTTCAGCTCCTTCTTCATTGATTTCACTTCGTCTTCATCCTCGTCCTCTCCATCCTCGCCGTCTTCCGACTTTGATTTGGTAAGGGATTCAATGGACTTAGACATAACCTCCATCATTGATTTCATAGAAGCCATACCTTCTTCAAGACCCTTAAGCCGTGCATTAGTTTGAGATTTCTCCTCGTCTTCTGGTTTCTTGTCGTCGTTTGGTTTAGTCTCGTCTGCCATAACATTATTCTTCGAGGTATTTATATCTTTGACCTCTATGGCATCTGCATCCACAATCTCAAGGGGAGCTAACTGTTCACAGTCCTCAAAGTCCTCAAGGGATTTGGTAAACACCTTGACCATACTTGCCGAGATATTGACCGGGTTTCCGGTAAGAGCAACATTCAGGAGCTTCACCTTGTCAAGAAGCCGGTAAAAGATTCCCTCCTTTGTTTTGGTCATTACCCTCACAGGCAGGTATGCTATCGAGAAACCGTCAATAAATCCGTTCTTTATGCTCTGCCAAATCTCATCAAATCGGGTGTGCGCATTGTTCAGCTTGGCTTTTACATAAGCACCGTTGTCTTTCTTGACCGCATCTACGATTACTCCTATGGGGATTATCGTCTTGTTTACTGCCTTGTCGAACATTGTCTCCCCCCTCATCGCCTCGTGTTCTATGTCGAGCTTAATCTTCCTCCCTTTGATTTGGAAGACCATATCGTCAATGCAGGTCTCAGTCACAATGTCGTTATACAAATCGGGGTCTGTGGTCGATATGAACCCTTCTATGAAGTATTCTGTCACATCTCCCTTGACCTCCTCTCTGAATTTCAGACCATCAGTACAGAAGACATAAGGTTGGTTGTTCTGTTCCATAATATCAGTCCGGCTTAAATAGTACAGTACACCGGCAACTTGGGTGAATAGGCGGTGTCATTGCCATCTTTTGGCTTACGCTGTCGGAAAACGGCTTGTCCAGTTGTTTGACCTGACCTTGAAGTCTACGGCATATCGGACAGGTTAAGCTATCATCGGTACTCATCCATTGCTTCTTACCGCTTACGCCTGATTTCTTGTACCCTTCAAGAGTCCCCATATTCTCAGCCCTCATTGTCTCTGTCCGGGCAATCATCTCTGCCCTTCCAATCCCCTTCTTTAGTATCTTGGCTATCTCCTTCTTGAGCTTGGTGTTCGAGTGTCCATCCATCATACCCCTCTCAAGCATCTGTCTCAGGTCATTCCTCATCTCCACAGTAAGGTCTCTCACATTGTCAAGCGAGTGTTCTTCAATAAATGACAGGACTTCGGGGTCTATCGTAAAGTTCTTCCCGAATTTGGCGGCTACCTCATCCATTCCGTCATAATACGACTCCCTTATGGCTTTGGTGATAATCTCTCTCAGGTCTTCTATCGGGATTTCTTTCAGGGCTTTCTCAATCTGTGGCTTGGTCATTGCCTTGAGTCCGTCTAGTGGTCGGCTCTTCGAGTTCTCAAGAAGATTAAGGATGTCGGTCACATAGACCTTAAG